GGCAAGCAACACGCCTATTGGACAAAACAGGCGATCCGTTGGCGGGCCAAGGGTGAAGGGGTCAAGGTCGTGGTTCCGACCCGCATTGATGGCTACTCGGACGATGTTGACTCAGACGAAACCAACGCGAACGCCTTCCTTGACGACCTCTAACCACATCTATTCGGAAATGCGTATCCTGGGTGATGGTCGGGTTGCCTGGGTTCATGTGGCCCGGTGCCCCGGTTGTGTCCAGGGCAAACCCGTAGCGAGTAAGAACTAACTATGTCCATGCTCAACACCAACCATCTATTCCAGGTGCGCCGCCAGCACGAGCGGAGTATGCCAGAGGTGGTTGACTTGTTGAGCCTCAACCGGGTGTCCGACGGTGACGGTGGCATGGTAGAAACGTTCCAAATCTCCCACAGCGGAGTGAAGGCCCGGATTGCGGAACGCACGGGCAAAGAAACCACATTCATGGGACGGGAGGATGTTTTGGCAGATTACGTTCTCACGTTGCCCCACGACCAGACGGTGAGCGAGACAATGCGGATTGACCACGGTGGGCGCCTCTACGAGATCGCATTTGTCAATACTGACCGCTCTTATGACACGGCACGCCGATGCCTGATTCGCCGAATACCGTAAAGGACGATCACTGGCTTTATTGCTCTGGTTGTGGCCGCAAGGTCGCCAGAGGGGCGATTTCCGGCTCTTCCTGGGTTGAGGTGCCCTGTAAGTCCTGCGGGGCACGTACGACGTTCTCATCGCCCGTGGTGGCCTATGCTAGCGACGGCGCGGGCGGCCTTGTGAGGTCCTAATGCCTGAACCGTGGGAAGGCGAACACGACGCTGCCATTGGCAACCAGCTTGGCATCAACCGACTGCGGGAGTGATTCTCATGGCGATTCGCAACGACTTGACCGTTAAGATAAAACGTGGTGCCTCCTGCCAATGTCACCCATTGCCGGACGAAGTAGGGGTAGTAGTCGGGTACAACGACGACACGGTACGGGTTGCCTGGGTGAACGAAAACGGGACAGGTAAAGAGATTCACAGATTCAGCATTGAGGACGTGGAGCAGGCCGGTTGACAGCCGGTAGCCGACACCAGTAGACTTGTTGCAACTACCGCCACCGAGGCTCTGAGAGGCCCATAGGCGGTTCAACTATCCAGAGGCCCAAAGAGGCCCAGGGATATATGACGTTCTCATTCACGTCATTGTTCCTGGGCCTATTTTTATGGGTGTAAAACATGGCTTTCACGATCACAGTTAAGACCGAGCGTGACGTAATCGGCCCCTTGGGAGATAAGGTTCGGGGTGACATCCAGCGGGTGTTGCGTCTGGCAGGGTTCAACATCGAGCGGGGTGCCAAGCTGGTGGTGCCAGTAGACACCGGGGCTACCAAGAACTCCATAGACCCAGACTTTAGCAACATTCGGAGCTTACAAGTCCGGGTTGGGGCCAAGACCGAGTATGCGCCTGCCTTGGAGTTTGGGACAGTGTTTCGGCCAGCCCGCCCTTTTCTGACACCAGCACTCCAGGCCGAAGGCCCGAAGGCAGCCCAGGCGATCTTGGAGTTGTTGGACCGTGGCTAATTTCAGGGATGAGGTAGAAAAGGCCATTTATGACACTCTCAACGTTTCGTCAGTTCTGGACGAAGCCACCGGGGGAATCTGGAATACCCACGTCCCGCCCAACGTCAAGCCACCGTGGGTCGTATTCCAGCATATTTCCAAGCTGGACGACTACCCATCCTTCACCATTCGAGGAGTGGGCGCGCTCTACCAGATCAAGGTCGTCAGCGATTCCCCGTGGCCCAAAGCGGCCATCGCAATCGACACGTTGATTGATTCCGTTATGCAAGATGCCAGCCTGAGCATGAGTAGCTATAGCCTGCTTTGGTGTCGCCGGGAGTCGGACATCAACCTTCCCGAAGAACGTGGGTCAGAAATGTGGTCGGGGGTTGGTGGGCTATGGAGCATCATCGCTGATGAAACGTAAAGCTCGTGTCAATTGTGGAGAGTCATTTGTCTGTGAATGCCGACATAATTGGCCTTGGTTTAGTCTTGGTGTCGCTAAGTGTAAATTGTGTGCTTGCTATCTAATTCTCGGAAGAATCGTTAAACCAACGACGTTCTCTGTAGGGGGAGGTAACCCATGAGTCTAACCCCATTTGAAGCTGCCGACTACCTAGCGGGCATCAAACCACAGCCGCTGTCTGACATATACCGACCAGAAGGGGTGATGCTCCGGGCACTCAAAAGGTTTCGCATTGCCCAGGGGCCGAGTGCCCCCGAACCGACTCTCTTGATTACCGAAGACTCGTTATTCAGTCTGGATGGGGACGAACCCGGTGTGACCCTGGATGGGTTGATTCGGGAAGGCTATGCAGAAGTCGCAAATCTCACCTGACCTCGTGGGAGTCTGGCTGCTGGCCAGGCACCCACTAATTATCATGAACGCGCCGGGGTCGGTTCCGAGCGTGACAAAGGTTGGCAAGGGTGAACGGTTCCAGTTGGACGGTGACGAGAATATCGAGATTGACTACCTGATAAGCAAAGGGCTTGTGGCAATATACACCGGCGATACCGCCCAAAAGGAACTCCGGGCTAATGCCAAGGTAGAAGCCGAAAAGAAACGGAATAACCCGTTAGGACGATACCGGCAAAGGGGGAAGTAGTGGCGAGAATCCATGCGAAAGCAGTGGCCCACTATGTGGACGAATTCGATTTTTCTGGTGTCCAGAATAACGCCGAGGTGTTGGTCGAAACCGGCATAGCCGATGCGACTGCTTTCGCTGACACCGATATGACCTACTTGCAGGGCAAGGGGTCATTCGCTTTCAACTTCCAGGGTTTCTTTGACGGCACAAGCGGCTATGATGCCGAAATGTTTATCGACCTAACCGCGACCCAGCGGTCCGTTGGTGTCTACGAGGATAACGTCGGTGGAGCCAAGGGTTATGAAGGACAGACGAATGTCAGTCGTCAGGCTAGGGCGTCGGAAAAGGGGTCAGCTATTGTCCTAAACGTGGACTGGCTTGGGGATGCCGTGATCCACCGGGCGGTGCTACTTGATGTCGATACTGCGGTCGGTGCCACTGCCAACGGGACCGAGCGGGAACACGGGGCATCCGGTGCTGACGAGACGTTACGTGGCGTCCTACGGTTGCTGGCTGCGCCGGGGGGCGCGGGTAACAACACCCTCGACGTGACCATTGAGAGTGATACGACGGGGTTTCCATCGGCAACCACCCGGTTGACCTTTGCGCAACTGAGCCAAGCAAGCTCGGCCTCGTTCGAGGTAGTTACATCACGTACGACGGTGACCGACACATTCTGGCGCCAGGTCTATACCTACGCTGGTGCCGGGTCTAGGACGTTTTCGCTGGTCACAGCTTTCGGGATTTACTTGACATAAAAAGTGGCGAATATGCCCATAAATATGCCAAAGGGGTGCAATAGTGGCTAGAACTCATGCGAAGGACGCAAATTTCTCCTTCAACTCAGTGGCTATTGAGGACGAAGTAAATACCATCCAGTTGACGTTTGACGTCAATGAGGGTGATGCAACCGCTTTCGCCGACGCCTACCAAGTACCGATAGCCGGGAAGTCGTCGGCGGTGACCGAAATACAAGGGACGGTGGACCCTGCTGTCAGCCAGGGAGTAGACACCTTATTCGACGCCCGGATTGACGGGGTTAAGACAACGGTCTACGACCTGACTGGCTCTGGCCCTAACACCGACGACCCGGAATACACGTCCACGGCGTCTGGGCTGACCGGCGCACTGTTTAGCAGTTTGAGAATCACGTACAACGTTGGCGATGCGGCGCGGTATGTGGCGACTCTCCAGCATTCGGGACCACTGACAAGGGCGGTGTCCTAAAGGCCCCGCAAAACGGCTCAGAGTGCCAACTGAGGGCACTATAGATTTAGCACAACAAAACGTGACATGGAGGGATAGAAGTGGCTAGAACACACGGCAAAGACGCGGATTTTAGTTTTGATTCGGTAGCCCTAGAGGACGAAGTACACACAGTTACGCTCACGTTTGACGTACCGGAGGCGGACGCTACCGCCTTTGCGGACACTTATCAGGTGCCCATTGCGGGGAAACCAACAGCCACGATTGAAGGAGCGGGTTCCCTTGACCCAGCGGGTGGCCAGGGTGATGCCACCATCTTCGCGGAACTTGGCCTAGAAGCCGAGGAATGGGACTTTGAGCCGGATGGAACCACGGGCTATGACGGTTTTGCCATAGTGACCCGTTACCAGATCGTCTCTAACATCAACGACG